AATCCTCGCAAACCTTCTGAGTCTTGCTGGACAGCCAAGACTTCTGCTTGCTGCCAACTTCTCGTGCTGCGGACATCGCCCCATGACCGATAGCCGTGGACGTCTCCGTGCGAGCGATAGTCGAGGCGCGCGACTTTGAGTAAGCGCCGGATTCTCGGATGGCGCGGGCCATCGAATCGAGGCTGTCCCCTCGTTCAAGGCCGCCGCCGATGATTCGCGTAAGATCAGCCCGTGCCAGCCTTGTCAGGCTCATCGGGCCATCCGCGCTAATCAGTTCAGCGGTGCGAGCATTCGCGTAACTGGTCGCCCTTGCGAATGCCGTGGTAGCAGGCAAGCCCGGCTGCTCCTGCTCGAACGCGATCTTGAACGCGCCCGTCAGTTCAGCCGCTACTGCTTTGGAGTATTGGTCAAGCGAATTGAATCCCAACTGGCTAAGGTATCCGTCAGCGCCGCCCTCGATGCTCACAGCGACGCCAACCCCGCTAGCATGGCCTCTACTAAACGGGCGGACGACGGCGTGTCGTCGACCCACCGCTCCCGCAACGTCTCCACCGCAATATCGGCTTGATCCGATAGCCGCTTTTCCCACGCCTCCGCCATCTCTCGCTCCGCTTTTCGGAGCGGCGACGGCCAAGATTCAGGCGCAGCCTTGCTGAGTTGCAGCGTGCCGTCGGATACATTCGCCTCCGGCGTTGATGGCGGCTGCGTAAAGAAGTCTGCCCCGCTTCCATCTTCTGCCGGGGGCAGCCCAATCTCGGCTCGCCCCTCATCCTTCGTGGAGAGCCCAGCCTTGTACGCGCCAATACCGATGGCTAGGTGCATGGCAAGGTCTTCGGGCGCAGGGTTCACATAGTCCAGCACGCGGTCTTCATAGCCCGGGAATTGACTGACAAGGCGGCTGTTCAGCGCCATCTTGATGCGGTCAAGACGCGGAACGATAAGCCACCGGGCAAATACGACCTCGCCAGCCTCTGCGTTAGCGCGGTTCACGTTCTCGGAAACTCCGACGAGTGAGCCGGGCATGCCCCACGCCCCGAGGAATAGGTCTCTATTCAACTTCCTGCCGTCAATGAATGACATATCGGTATGCGAGTATTTACGGTCTACCCATCTGGCCTTCTCGAGGACGGCGACCCTGTGCGACTGGGCAACGCCCTGATGCTCCTCGCGCCACTGCGAAGTGAGCCTGTCCCATTCACTGGGGTCTAAGCCTTCAGGGGCTTCGATGATGCCGCCGGGCTCAGCGCCGTTCGTGAAGAAGTTTCGGTTCCACTGCGACGCGTAACGGTCAGAGTCGATGTCAAAGAGGACGGCCTGCACCGGCCCCATGCCACGGTACATGCTGACCGGGGACGGCATCCGCAAGAAGATCACGTCTTCAGCAGCCAGCGGGATACGCTCGTCGCCGTTTTTGTAAACGTATAGGTTGACGAACTTGTCGTTGTCGGGGACGACCTCCATGCGGTCGGGGCGCACAGGCCAGAGTTCAGCAGGCAGCCCGGATTCATCCCGGAGAATGACGATGTAAGCCTCGCCCGTCAGTTCGAGGTGCTGCTGGACTACCTCGACGAGTTCATGCTGCGAAAAAAACGGGTTCGGGTTGTTCCAGAGAGCAAGCGCCGGGCCTTCGTCATCAGCAACAACGAGGTCGCCTATTTTGATAAGGTTGGTGATCCGGTCGTGGGAGAAATGAGCCGACCGGTTGACCCGGTTGTTCTTCTGCATCATCCGCTTGGTCTTCAGACTTGCCGTGGGAGCAGCGACGTATTCGTTCCAGTCGACCCGGGCGGCTCCGTTGGCGATACGGCTGACGATGGAGAAGATCCATCCGCTGGATGCAAAGGACTCGAACGCCTGCTGCGCGACCTGCTCCGGGGTGGAAGTTCGCATCATGGAGCCGAGGCGGCGACCCGCTCCGCTGACTGGTAAACGGGTGATTGAAGGGGCACGTCTGATTACGTCGGCGAATACACCCATATATGGGCCAGCCTTACTTCAGTGTCACGAATATCCTCCATGATACACCGGCGATTGCCGCCGTGAATATCGCCATCCCCCCGGCTAGCCCGGCGGCAACAAGGATGGCGGCAATCATGCGCCGGTCATCGGCATCGAACAAAGCCGCGAAGGCTCCCAAGCGGCGGGCTATCCACCAGCCGAGCAGCGCGCCGGTGGATGCCGCCATGCTGATCAGCCCAATGCCAGCAATTGTCATCCAGTCCATTACGTCAGCCACCGCATCCTGACTTCCCTCGGTCGGTAGAACGCAAGCAGCAGCGCGTCAGCCCGGTCAGGCGAGTTGCCGAGCCTCTTGATGGTGTCCTGCTTCGGCTCGACCCTGATGCGCCCAGCCGAATCAAGCATGTACTTCGGTGCGATCAATTGGTTGATCGTTGTGTCGTCCGCCGCTGTCAGATCCCATCCATGCGTCCGGCTGAGTTCCCGGCCTACCTGCCACCACAACTCCGAACGCAAACTCGGGAACTTATCCGGAGTAGCCGAGGGGTTAGACACATTGATCGAAGCGATGGTCGCCTTATGCAGCCCCTCCCGCTGCAATTCGCGCAACCTCCCGACAACGCCCCAGCCAACACCGATCGCATCAATCTTGACCTGCGTCGCCCCGGTCTCGCGGATCGCCTCCATGACGTGCCCGACCGCCTGAGTAACGTCCGGGGTCTTGTAGGCCCAGACCTTGCCTACATACTTACCTCGACGCTCGACAATCACAGTCTCATCGCCGCCCGCGCCCACGTCGACACCCAACTCCACCGGAGTGTCGCGCTCGGCCAGCGTGACGCCGATTGTCTCCTTCATCGCTTCCGTCGCATCAGGTAATTCCGCTAACGCGCGCAGTGTCGTCGAATCCTGCGTCTTGACGATCTCCAGCCTCGCCGCAACGTCGAACTGGTCGGTGAAGAACCGCTCAAGTAGATCCGAATCCACCAATTCCGGTCGCTGGCACTCCCGCACCCATGAAAGTGGCACCACGCCAGAATCGGCGTCCATCGCATACTCGCCGCGAACCTTCGCGACGTAAAGCGGCGAATCCTCGCCCCATTCAGCCTTGCGCTCATCGACCCAAATGGGCGACAGCAGCAGCGGGCGGAGCGTCTCCGGTATCGCCTCGTCCGTGAAGTTGGGCGTCTCGAACCCATCGATGTGGATCGTGTGCCAGCCAGTGCCGGGTCGCTGCCGACCAGAAAAGTAGGACTGCGGGTTGTCCGGGTTGCCGATCGCAAGGATGCGGCACTTCTCGTTCGTGGTAATCGTCTCAACCGCATTGAAGATCGACTCGGGCACCCCATCCGCCTCATCGATGATTACGAGGACATGCTCGGAGTGGATGCCTTGAAAGGCGCTCGTATCCCAGTCCGGCGGGCGACGACCCATGCCAACAAGTTCGTTATTGATAAACCACTCTGACTGGTTCATGCGACCGGGAAGCGACCCCTCCCGATGGCGGCGATTGATCTCGCGCCACAGAATCGCCCTGATCTGCGTCCACGACGGAGCGGTAGAAACTACGAATGCGCTGCCCGGAGGGTGGACGGTTAGCCACCATGCTGCGGCCACCGAAGCCACCATCGACTTCCCCGAGTCGTGGCAGGCCCGAACCGCCGTGTGGCGGTTGACGGTGACGGAATCCAGAATCTCGCGCTGCTTTGACCAAAGAAACAGCCCGAGCCGATCGCTGGCGAAGCCATTCGGATCGGAAATGTAGTCGACCGGAACCCTGCCGCGCGAGCGGAGTTGCACCGTAACAGCGGCGGCTGCGATGTCTAGCGCGCGAGACATAGGCTATCCGCCAGTCGCGAGTCTGACGGCCTCCTCGACAGCGGAGGCCGTCTCGGCTTCTGTGAGCCCCTTCGCCCGAGCGAGCCTCTCCGTCTCCTCGCGCACCTCGAAGGTAACGTCGATACGGCTGTGTCCGTCCTGCCTCCAGAACGCCCCTCCGTGAATCTTCAGCAGGTAGATAAGCAGGGTGTCGGATACGGAGGCGCGCCTCCAAGCCTCTCCGGCAAGGTAATCCACGGCATCCGACAGCGCCTCGTCCCATTGGGCGGCGAATCTCCGGTACTCAGAGCGTGCCTTATAGGCCATCGCCCGACTGACTCCTGCCTGCTGGCAGGCCGCGCGCACGTTCGCGCTATTGCGAAGTGCAGCAATAAAAACGCCTCGCCATTCCCCGGTGTTGGGGCGCTGCTTCTTATCCGTTGTCATTCTGCTCTCCTGCCGCGTAATCGCGCTTGATGCGGATCATGCGTCGTGTCTGCCAAGACCGCCCATATTCGACATCCTCGAACAACTTGGAGAAGCCCGTAACGTACTTCAGGCGAATCAACTCATCCGCCTCCATGCCCATCTCGGCGCAGACTTCCTCGTCCGTCCAGCCGTTATGGAGCATCTCGAACACGATGTTCGCCATACCTGCGACGTTGTGCTTCCCGCGCGCCCGGTTGTGCCGGATCGTCGATGCCATCCGGTCGTTGATGCTCTTGTCGATGACCACCACCGGGAGCAGCCCGCCGGTCGAGGCGCGGATGTCCTCGTGGTAGCGCATCACCAGCGTGCGGTGGAACCCGTCAACCACAACGTACTTGTCTCGCCTTT